TTCAATTGTGTTCTTAGCCTCATCAGGAGAAACCCCAAGCTCATGCGCAATGAGGCCATATGCCATAGTCCCAAATGGCCCAGCTACTGCCGTGGCAATAGTCGGCGCGATCATCTTTAACCAGTCCATATCAGAGCCTCATTTTGTAGATAATAAATTCTAGCGTACCCCAGCAGATAAGCCCCCCAGCCACGCATCCGCAGAAGCCATAAAACAGTACTTCAACCATCTCAGCCAACTGCTCCCGCTTGTGCTTCTTGGCAGCTTCGGCCTCTCGCTCGGCTCGTTTACGCTCTGCTACCAGCCTGTTGTATTCGGCTAAGATGGCTTCCCACTTGTCGCCCTGTCCGGAATATATCAAAGACCGCTTCAAATCTGCCTGAGCCTGTCGCAATATAAATATACTGGACACGGAACTAATGGCTTGGCCCATTTCAGACACCGGCTTTTTGCTTTTGTTGGCCACATCATCTGTGGCTACTATGTCCCGGTGTTCAAAGAACTTAATCAGATCGCCGCTGCACTCGTGCAGGTCTTTGCCCATCTGGATAGCTTCTTGGACTCCAGATATGGCCGCTTTGGCAATGGCAAATGCTGTGATCGGGTCAATCATTTCTTCTCAACCTTCTTCCATTCAAGGCATTTGGCTATTTGGTATTTGTACTCAGCGTCCCACCACCATATCCATTTAACGCATTTGTACTCTGCTGTATTTATCAGCAAAGCAACAAGCACGTCAATCATTTGTCTTGCTTGCTGTCCAATCGATCGAAAATCTTGCCCAGCATGTCTTTGATCTCATCGATGTCTCGACGGTAATCGTCTTTTGAAACGTAATTCATTGGAAGCGCCCTGACATCAACGTCAAGTCGTTCAATTGCTTTAGTAATTGTATTGAGCACCCAGCCACCAAAAAAAGCAGCTATGCCAACGGCCAGATTAAAAAGTTGCTGGGTGTCCATGTATCACTCTGTTTTGATTTCAGCTTCAGCAGGCTGATCGGCCAAAGCCTGTTTCAGCATTCCGAAGAATGTATCCCGGCCAACCGTCAGTTGGTCAAGATTGAACTTGGCCGATCCAACTTTGCGCTCCAGATCAATAACGTGATCCAAAAGTGCTTTTTGTTGTGCAGTCAAGTTGTCCACGTCATATTCAACGCCATCAATCGTGAGTTGGGGTTTTGTGTTGTTTCCCATTTCATTTCCTTTTGTGTACCGCCATCAAAGGCTGGCGGCTTGCCTGTAATCCGATTACACCTTAAGCAGTTGCCCAAGGGACGCCAGCTTCTTGCACTGGGTGCTTTTGCAGTTCAATCTGGCTTTGCAGACTAGCTTCAACCGTCTCTTGACCGAGACTTGTCTGAACCCAACCAACGACCATAGCTTCAGTCAGTTGGTCGTAAGGCACATAAGTCTCACCGGGTTCTTGGGTGTAGCCAATAGTGCCGTAGGTGCTAGAGGTGTAGGTATCGTCTGTTGCGGATACGTTGTAGTGCACTGTGACGACAAATCCATCAGAAGTTAAGCGGTTCATTTGATTTACAGACCAGAGGTAAGTTGTCATGATATTTCCTTTGGGTTAGATGCCTGCGGCTGCAAGGCGAGTTGTCAATGATTCGATCAGAGCTTGTTGCTCTTGAATAGCTTTGACCAATGTTGGTATCAAAGTTTCGTGGTTAATGTTCTTGTATTCAATACCATCCCCACCTGCTTTTGATGTGCTAACGCATTCTGGAAATACTGTTTCAAATTCTTGAGCAATAAAACCAGCAGCATCCTTTTTGTCTTGACCTTTGCCTTCTTTCCAATCAAATCGGCGAGGTTTGAGAGCCATGATTGCAGACAAGCCAGTATCAATGTCGCGCACATTTTCTTTAAGGCGCTGGTCAGATATTGCGGTAATTACAATTGAAGTTGCGTGAACGGTTCCACCCATATCAACGTAAAAACGATACGCCGCAGCACCTGTTGAATATGTATTCCAAGTAGTACTTGCGCTTGTGGAACCCGCCATAACGGTACTTACTGTTCCAGTTGGATAAGTTCCTCCAGAACCACTGACGCCAAATCCCAAAGTGGTTTGACTTGGACTTGTTTGCCCCACCAGCAAATTCCCACTGGCATCCAGCGTCATTGCTTGGGTGAAGGTGATAGTGTTCCCTGCTGTACCTGATGGGGCAATGTTCCAAGAATGAGCGCCGCTTGAATATTGAATATAAGAATTTGCCGCGTTAGATGTGGTGTAGCGGAATGCGCCGTTATAGTAAAAGTTATTTCCGTAGTAAGTATTTGACGAACCGTCATTAAGTACGGAAGTTGTGCTTCCAATTTGTAACGCTTTACCAACGCTCCAAGCACTCGGAGTAACACCCAAGCCAAGGTTGCCTGCGGAGTCTATACGGGCGCGTTCTGTAGCACCCCCCGCAGTTGCAGAAGTGCTAAAAATCATCGGCCCTGCCAAAAGACTGCGAATGCTAAAAGTGCTATTCGTTCCATCGACAAGAATGTCACCGCCAGTATTTGCTGTTCCATTTCGCTGAATCAACAACTGAGTAAACTGCTGTCCACCATTGTCAAGCAAAAAGCCAGTAGCATTTCCACCAACAATTTGCAGTTTATAAGAAGGCGAACTCGTCCCGATACCCAGACCTGTGCTGGTCAGGCGCATTTGTTCGGAGCCGTTGACGCCAAACACCAAAGGATAGTTTTGTTGCATCCATAGGCTTGCTACGCCACTTGGAGCGTTGTTTACCACGCTTCCTGAGTTGTTAAAACCAACAGTAAAAGTTCCTGTCCCTGACAAGTCGTAACGAGACATTGCAGCATAAGAAGCGCCGCTAACAATTCTTTGAGTAAAGTTGCTTGTTGCGGAGGTATTGCCTATGTCAAGATTAAATGATGGTGCTGCGTTGGAAATCCCCAAATTCGTCCCATCAAACGTCAGAGCAGAACCAGTAGCTAATGCACTTGTAGAGCTTGCGTAGACAACACCGTTAGCAGTGAAGGATGTGAGTCCTGTGCCGCCATTGGTGGTGGCGAGCGTTCCAGCCAAAGTGATTGCGCCTGATGTCGCGCTTGAAGGCGTAAAGCCTGTCGTTCCTGCGCTGAACGTCGTGACCGCCACTCCAGACAATGTAGACCACTGAGGTGCGGTGCCAGAGGATGTCAGGATTTGACCGCTTGTACCAATAGCCAGCTTAGACAACGCTGTACCAGATGCGTAATAAGACAGGTCGCCAGCAGTGTATGAGGTCAAGCCTGTACCGCCAGAGCTTGTGTTCAATGTCCCGGCCAAAGTCACAACACCCGTAGTTGCCGTGCTCGGCGTCAGTCCGCCCAGCGATGTCTGAAATGAAGCTACGTTGACGTTACCAGCCTTGGATGCAAGAACTTGCACAACGCCAGCACTGTCCTTGTAAAACAATTTACCATCGGCTGCATTTATTGCAAGCTCAACGCCAGATGCACTAGTTGTTAGGTTGGCCGCTAACGGCACATTGGAAGCTGTTGAGCTACCGTATATCAAAATTGGCGTATACCCACTCTGCGACATATTAGACCTCTTTTCTTACTTTTTGACGTCTTAAAATCCAAGACGTTTTAATTGATTCCGACTTCCTTTGACCACGCACGCTTGCGCTGACCCTTCCCGATGTAAAACACCGAGTTGTCAGGCTTGTAGTGTGCGTATGTGTAGAACATCGTTTCCTTAGAATGCGCCGCCAGCAATGCCGCCTGTGAGCGTACCATTTACTGCGTTGCAGGTTATTGCCGAGTTTACCAACTGCGGAAGATTTCCGGTAGTCGCCGTAACAAATGTCAGGTAATTTGTTGCGCCCGTTGTTGCCGCTGTGATGGCCGTGTTCGTTGCATTGGTTGCATTTGTAACCGTTGTTGTTCCGATCACCGATACCACTTGAGCTGCAGTCGCCGCGGTGAATGCGCTTGTTCCATTACCGTATGCCAAGCCAGTCAGTGTCGCAACTCCAGTTCCTCCGTTACCCACTACAAGCGTTCCAGCAAGCGTTACAGCCCCTGTTGTTGCAGTTGAAGGGGTAAGGCCAGTCGTTCCTGCAGAGAAGCTCAAAACACCCGTATTTGCGATGGTGACCGCGGTTGATCCGTTGTAGCTGGTTCCACTTAAACCGGTTCCAATCGTCAGCGCAGCAGATGCTGTCGCGGTGACGGTGACCGATCCACCAAGGCTGACAGATGAGCCGTTGATGGTGATTGAACTGTTGGTCAACCCAGCGTTTGGAATTGTGGTGGCAGCGGTAACGTTACCAGTGCCGTTGGCATACATGTACCCAGTCAGGCTCGTGACTGCAATTGATGAGAACGACTCAGCCGAACCGCCAAGCACTTTTTCCCATGCGCTTGTCGTCCCATTAAAAATTGCCCAATCACCCACCGACCATAGCGAAATGCCGTTCAGCGTTGTGGTTCCCGCGGTTGAGACAATGTAGTAATTGTTGTTTGTGCCAACGCTTGAAGTAAGTGTCGGGTTATTTGTGGACGCATTCCAAGTACCCTGATAAGCGGGTGAGTTCAATGCATTGGTCGTAATTGAGGTAATTTGACCTTGAGAATTGACCTGAATCGATGGAATAGAAGTGGCAGACCCGTATGTTCCTGCACTGACGCCAGTGTTGCCAATTGCAATGGTGACTGGGGCAGAGCCGTTATAGCTCGCGCCCGTCAGGCCGGTGCCTATGGTTAAGGCATTGGAGGCCGTGGCTGTCACTGTAATCGAGCCACCCAAACTTACTGACGATCCATTGATCGTGATTGAAGAATTTGTCAATGCGCTGTTGGCCACACCACTCAATGTGCCGCCCAATGTCAGATTCCCTGAAGTGGTCACCGTCCCAGTCAAGGTTAATCCGTTGACTGTTCCAGTTCCACTAACCGAAGTTACTGATCCAGAACCCTTGCTGTTAAACGTCGTCCAGTCAGTCGATGTCAAGTACCCGCTGACCGATGTGGTTGCAGCAGGCATGCTGATCGCTGGAGTTGTTCCCCCAGAGGACACGACAGGCGCAGTTCCAGTCACAGAAGTGACAGTGCCAACACTTGTAGATCCACCCAGACTTACCGGCGTGCCATTGATCGTGATTGATGAGTTTGCAAGTTGCGCATTGGTAACGGTTCCACTCAAGTCAGTGGTCGGTACAGTGGCCGCAGCCGTCATGGTTGAGGTTCCATTGCCCTTAACGTAACCGGTGAGCGTTGAAGCCCCCGTGCCGCCATTGGAAGGAACCAAAACACCAGCCAATGTGATTGATCCAGATGTCGGGGTGCTCGGAGTAAATCCGGTTGTTCCTGCACTGAAGAACGTCACACCACCCGCGGTTCCACTTGACGCTGCAGTCAGTCGACCATAGGCATCCACAGTAAACGTTGCCGAAGAATAAGTGCCTGCCGTCACCGCAGTCGTGGCCAAACCAAAAGTAGGCGCTCCAGTGGAAGCGTTACCATTTGTCACTACCAATTGCCCAGAAACAGTGGCCAAAGTAACTTGTGAGAAGTTTGTCCCGTTGATGGTGACAAGACCAATTCCACTCAATGACGAAACATTTGAAAGCACTGTTCCAAGCGATATAACAGGGTTTCCAGCCACTCCATCGCCATTGGCAATACTCAGGCCGCTACCAACCCCAAAAGTGCGTCCTACGACCGTATTTGAGTTTGTCTTTGCCTGTAATCCGATTACACTTGAATCCAGAGATTGAGCCGCACCAAGCAAATTGATTTGAAGTGAAGATCCAATCCCATTGTCTGTCAAAGACAGGCCAGATCCAGTTGTGAGATACCGAGCCTGAGTCAACCCCGAAGTCGCTCCAACCGTCAAGAATGGATAGTTCAAAGCACCAGCGCCGGCAATTGCACCTGTGGTTGTTTGAACTGTTACCCCATTTTGGACAATTGGCACCGGCTCTGTGCCAGTTAAGGCCAGAGCATTTGGAAGATCGGTAATTATGACTTGTGGCATATCAGGGCTGAAGTCCGATTACTTGGTTGTTGCCATCCTGAGATGGGTTCGTGCCACTTTGGTTGGTGCTCAAAACTTCACCGCCGTATGGCTCGGTCACAATGTCATTAGGATTCGTAGCAACGCTTACGTCTGGACGAGGATACTGCAAGTTAATGCGTTCTGTCTTACGCGCAGGCAGTCGATACGGGTCTTTTTGATCCGCACAGCCTTGTTGACATACCTTCAATCCGGGGAAATTCGGATCGGGCATGGCTTCAATGATTGCTCTTTTCATGCGACACCGATCGCACACGAACACGGCAATCGTTGCATTGCCAATGGTATTTAGAAAACGAGGCATTACAACCACCTCGCTTCAGTGATGTAAGCATATGCCTTGCTTGGCTTTCCTTTGCCATAAGCCCAATATTTCAATGTAGCCTCTGGAATTGCCAATTCATTTGATGCAATTTTTGAGCTTTCATATTGAACGCCATTGACAATAAAAGGACGAATTTGTCCACGAGCAATCCGAGTCAATCTGCGTGATTCCATGCGTTTTGCTAAATGTTCGGAAGTATTCTTTTTTCCTTTACCGGCTTCAGACAATTTTTGTTTTAATTCTTCCGATGCCGCCACGCCCTTGTTTGATGGAATTCTTCCGATCATCCAAGGGGTTTCTCGTTTTTTTCCTTTTAATGGGCTGACATAGTCTTCGCCACGAAACTTTGCTATAGGAGGCTTGCCTCCACCCATTACTAAATTCCAACCAATGCTATCTGTTGGACGCAACTTACGCTCAAGGTCGTAGCAATATTTTTCATCAGAAATGACAAGAACAGTTTTGATCAAATTTTCCCAGCCATATTTGGAAATGGCGTTGGCAAACTTTGGGTTGTCATGACGTCCTTTGCGATATGCTAAATTGTGCCCATACAGCCAACGTTTTTCAGCATTTTTGGATACGCCAATGTACCCCTCTGTGGTCATGTCAAAGTGGTGTTGTGCCCTTATCCAATAAACAGAAGATGTAATCATTTTGTATACACCGATATGTTAGGTGCAAAGTAAATTGGCGATTTGTCACGATTTTCGTTTTCCATCATGATGAAGTATTTGTCTGCCTGTCCTTCAAGATATTGAACTCGTGCCAGATCAACGCCGGGCAAGATCAGGCTCATCTGGTGAGCCAGCATGCACTGAATGGCCTGATAAGCGTACTGAGGGATCTCCAGTTCACCAGACATATCGCCAACGTCCATGATCTGACGTGAGTACCAGATGGTCATCTGTACAAATGGATCTGATGGTGCCGGCCACAGTGTGATTGTGGCTTGTGGAATGGTTCGGTTCAGCCAATACTGGTATGGTTGATTGGCCGTAAAGTTCTTGTTGGGCAAGTTTGTGTAATCGTCACGGTTCAAACGAGCCATGGTGACTTCAGTTGAATTGTTTCCCACATAGAACTCGGCCACGTTTAATATGCCGCCGCCAGTCTCTCGCATGCGATAGTACTGAGCAGTCACGCCCGGATCAATGTCGTACCACAACCATTGACCACTCACCCAAGTTGTGACTCCAGTGTCTTTCAATGTTGTCCATGTCACACCATCTTGAGACCATTCAAGAAAAATGTGAAACGACCCCGAAGTGGCTGGCAAAATACCAATCGATCCAGCATAGACCGGATTGTTTAAGCCGTAATTGATACCAATGTTGCCGTTGGGCGTTGTCTGAATGTCAGAAGTCAAGACATTGTTGTCAAACGCCAAACCTGTCACACCGCCAGAAGAAAAGTAAGCGCCGCCAGCAGCAGGCGTAGGACGGCTTAAACGGCGATACAAGGCGTTCAAAACGTCATTGCCACCCACCGGCAACAAATATTGATATTGGTCAGGCTGAAGGCCGTAGACCTTCTTCTCGATAGCCCAGTAGTTGATCCCCTGATTGATCAGGTTGCTCAAAATGAAAAACAGCGACTGTTTTGCAGACTGAACTTGCTCCACAGTCAATTCTTCAGCCAATTTGCCCGACATCCGAGCGCCTTGGTCGATGAATTTTTGCGTGGTTACAACCGTAGTTCCACTTGTTCCGCTGTATGCCATCTTGTTTCCTTACCAACCCGGACATGACCATCGCTTCAGCGATGCCTTAGCTCGTGGTGCGTCCCCTTTTGAATGCTCGACAACACCTGACATCCGAGCACAAAACGAGTCCTTGCGTGGGCCTCCTTGTGGCTGGGGTGCTTTCAGATGTGACCCTGTCTCTCGATTGTACTTCTCGCGGCCTTTTTGAGTTAGACCAGCGCCCTTCTCAACCGAAAGTTTCTCACCGCGACCAACAGCTAAAGATGGGTTCTTTGCCATGCTTTACCAGCAAGATTTAGTCTTGCCGCCCATTTTCATTTTGGCTGTTTTGGCTGACTCTTTAAACGCTTGAATAGTTGGAGCACCTTTGCTCCCCGGCTTGCGCATGCGCTCACCAGAGCCTTCAGCGATTCTTTGCTGTTTTCGATGAATGTTTTCATAGAGGCCACCTTCTTTGAATTTTTTGCCTTCGTCGGCTTCAACAAACTCTTTGCCGACCTTTTGAGGCACGCTACCAACGCCTCCCTTAGTGTGGGCGGCAGCTTCCATTAAACGATGTTGGGCTGGTGATTTGCTTGGCATGATCAATCCGGATTCTTAATCAAAATACCACCAGCAAAAATGTTTGCGATATATGGACTTCCTGTGCTTGCCACAACTTCAAACTGCATATCCGTTTTTTCTGGATGAGCTATGGGTTGAAAGTTGTAAGGCAAATTCAAATTTTGTACAAAAGTAGATTGCGTCAACAGATTAATTTCACCCGTTGAGTTGTATTTGTTGTATTCTGCGTACTTCATGTAAGTACTAGACGTAAATCCAATGCTTGCATCGGCCTGCACATAGTACAAATAAAACGTATACCCAGCGGGTACAGTATAAATTGACATCTGAGTCTGGCCAGTACTCGCGTTAATCTTGGCATACGTTGTGCTGCTGATCTTAGCGGTGATATTTCCTACATTTACACCATTGGTTGTAGACATTTGATTGATGCGCAAGAACGAATTGGTGGTAGTCACATTGGATGTACCATTCATCGCAATTGTTTCGCTCAACAAAGCATAGTTGGCATCCAAACCATCAATCTTAATGCTTAGAGCAGAAGTGTCCGATGCAGAATCACTAACCAGCACCAAAGCAGCGGCAGCACTGGGGTAGGCATAAGCGCCACCAGACAACGTCAGGCCTTCCCAAAGTGGGCCAAGCGCGGTAGACCCTACCACCGTGCTATAGCCAAAAATTTGAATCGCTGTGTGGCCATCAACTTGACCCCGGGCAACTTGCAAATCAAACGGCTCATACGCGCCTTGACGGGTCGCAGAAGAGTAAACACCCATAATATTCTCCAATTAAAAGCAGGGGCCGAAGCCCCTACTTTGGTTTAGCACTTGGCAGAACCGCCACGCTTGCGTGGTTGAACAGTGACTGATTCTTTCGTCTTAGTCACGCTACCAGCAGGTTTTGGCTCAGAGCCGAACAGGCCTTTTACGGCATTGAATGCACGACCGGGAGCACCAAGAATGGTGTCACGCATGCCTTCATTCTCTTTGCGTTCTGCCTTCTTTTCGGCTTCCATGCGAGCAGTTTCGCTGGCGATGACTGGGTCACCGGTTTCAAAATGCTTCACTTTGCCGCCTTTTTTGAAGGTGCCAGATTGCAAGCTGTTCGCCACAGGTCGGCTGATGAAGTGATGGGGCATTTTTACTGCTTTGCCATCATCAACAACATTACCGCCCGTGGCGAAGTGCTTTTTTGCGGCATGGCCTCCATGCTTATAGCCACCAGCATTGGACTCACGAACACCACCAGTGGTGCCATTCATTTTGCCCTTTGGAGTGCCATCAGCGGGGCGGTTTTCCCAATCACCATCATGCTCAATTGCACGACCGATACCGGGAACCTTGCCACCACGCTTGAAGCCGCCTGCGTTACGCTCTTTGATGCCGCCAGTGCCATGCGCTTTGTCACGCTTGGCTTGATGCATCTCGGTGTTCACGTAGTCGTGTTCATTGCCTTCAATGGTGCCACGCATCTTGCTCTTGCCTTTGTTGACTTTTTCGTCAATGTCGGCAGGAATCGAGCCGCCAGTAGCAAACTTGTGCATTTTCTTGGCATGACCGCCATGTTTGTAACCAGCGGGTGCGCCATCTTTGATGCCCTTGGTGCCGTGGTGCTTGTCATGGTGTTGACCATCATCGACTTTGGTTTTCTCGAATTTCTTCGCACCTTTTTCGATGGTTGTTTTGGTCTCGTCATGGTCAATAGCGCCACCTGATGCTTTTTTCATCGGGTGAGCTTTGGAGGCAGGCATTGATTCATGATGGTGAAGTTCTTTCTCCAACTTCTCAATGTGCTTTTCCATGCCAGCGGAACCGCCTTTTTTCATGCCTGTCAAAGCCTTGCGCACCATGGCTGCACGAGCAGCACGAGCAGCAGGAGCCATCTGAGCAAGAGCAGGACGGGCCATAGGAGCCATAGGAGCACCCATAGGGGCTGCGGCACCCATAGGGGCACCCATGGGCATACCACCGCCCATAGCCTTCTTGGCAACGTTACCACCCTTTTTGTACATCTGGGGGTTCATGGCCTTGCGGCGCTCGCTCATAGATGGCTTCTTTGGGGCATGGCCTTCCTCAGCTTTAAAAGCCTCATGATGCATGGCTTTGTGGCCGTGCTCTTCATGCTTTTCATGCTTGTGGTGAACTTTGCCGCCTTTTTTGAGCTTCAGAATCACTGAAGGCTCATCAGTCATCATTTTGACCATTGGTTTAAAGCTGGACATTTAAGTCTCCTTTAGGCTTGAGTTACGCCAAGAGCACCAACGCGAGTTGCGTTAGGGCCAGCGCCAATTGCAGGTACAGCAATAGTCATCACCAAACGTTTGATGCCGTTTGAAGCAGATGATGGGGTATATGTACCGCGCACATCGCCAGTAATGCTAGTGGCTGGGTTGGTCATGTCAGCAACAACAAAAGTGCCGGTGTCTTGAGCCAAGGTGTTGTTCCAGCCGACTTTGACAACGTAGCCTGCATCAAATGCACGCAAAGGCAAGCCGAAGACGTCAGACGTACCAACCACAACGGCAGTTGCAGAACCTGCAATAGACACGCTGGAGATTTGGTAGAAAGCCTTTTTGCCGAACACTGCAGTACCTGGTGTCACAACAGTGATCAATTCAGTCATTGGCTGACCAAAGTAATCGTAGCCGCTAACAGTGAATGCACGAGCAGTTGTAGAGCCGTTGACTTGAATTGCACGTGGTGTATTCAACTGAATCACAGTCGTACCGTCTTGACGGACAACAGATTTAGTCGATGTACCAGCGGTCAATGTCAAGTTACCTGCAGCAGCAGGAGCTTGTGAAGCTGCGATGTTGTTTGTTTGCAATGTTTGTGGAACGAAGTCCCAAACAAACACGCGACCCATGGGGCCAACACCTAAGTCCATCGGAGATGGATCACCCAAAGAACTGTCACCAGAAGCGGTGATCGTAATTGAGCCTGTGGCGCTTGAAGAGGCGCTCAGAGTGTATGTGCCTACGCCGCCGTTACCGGTGACGAAAGCAGTAATGTATGAACCAGCAGTAATGCCTGTGCCGCCAACGTACTGACCAATGATAAGTGGCTCACCGGAAAGAACCGATGTCACAGTCATGGTTGTTGTGGTAACCGAGCCAGTAACAACGGCTTCGGTCTGATTCAGGCCAGTACCCATGTAGGTAATCGCTGGGCCTAAGAAAAGATCATCTGAAAATTGAGGCATTTTTTTCTCCTTGTGGCTTGAACCACTCAGGTTTTAAATTAAAAAACGAGCATTTTTCTTGCAGTTCTCAGATCCTTCAATTACTTGAAGATTCAAAGGCGTGTGCAGTCCAGATACTCGTTTTCCTTGCAAAGGTATTTTGTGATCAACGTGCCACTCAAATCCAAACATTTGTGTCCGAATTTTTGCCAATTCATACGCTTGTTCTATGATCCAAAAATCATCCTCAGTGAGCCACTTCGGAGTTCTTTGGATCAATGATGCTCTGCGCTTTCCTTCGTAAGCTGCACGCTTATCAGAGTTTTTGGAAAACCATTCCCGGTTGTAAGCATTATGTTGCTCTCGCTTCAATTCACGATTTTTATCATGGATTTCTGCGCGTTTTACGGGATTAACTTCGGCCCATGTTTTTGCACGAGCTTTGGTAAGCTCGCGATTTTTGAGATACCACTCACGAGCAAGTCGTTTTTGGTTCTCTTTGTCGCGAGCCATGGTTTTCCTTTTTTACTCTTTAAACACCTGGAGTGCCATAAGCACAGCGGGGATCAGTGAAGCCCAAATCGTAGCGTTCAGTTGCCTTGTAACGCATCGTATCAGTTTCAAAATCTCCCTCCATCGTCTTCTCCAGACGACGACGCATCAAGAGCTTGAAGCCCTCTGGAGCGTCGGTCTGAACCCACCATGCAGTGCTCGAAGTCAAGCGGCTGATAACGGCTGCGCCTTCGTCCAACAAGCCAATGGATTTCACTGGGTTGATGTCGTTGTTGGCATTGCCGGCACGCAGAACGCTCTTCAACAGAACTTCAGCTTGGAAGATGTTACCGGGAGCGACCACCAATTGGCGGGGCACCAGACGGATCTTCTTGCCGTTGTTGTCGACAGCTTGACGCACTTGGATCAACATTTGTTCCAGAGAAGTCTGGCTCAAGTTGGCAGCGGTGGACAGTTGGTTGCTGAAAGTACCGTTCACGATTGGGTGAGCAGTATTGATCAGGGAAACACCATCACCACCGGGGTAAGCCGAGTTGAAAGCAGTGTTCAACACGTTAGCTGCCAACAGTTCTTTGGTTTCCACCAGAGACTGAGCCAGATGGCGTGCATACACTTGACCGATACGGATGTGGTCGCCGTCTTCCACCAAGACTTTAGTCAGGGCAAAAGCCAGACCGTACACTTTGTACAGGTAGCGTTTCAAGAACAACACACCACCTTGTTGGTACGTCACTGGAGTGCCGTCAGGCAACTGAGGTGCCGCACCGAAACCGTACAAGACGGGTTCTTCGTGGTAGTTACGTGGAATGCCGTCTTCCTCGCGGAACACACGGCTCCACTCGTCGGCACGTTGGTCATAGACTCCGTCGAAGCACTCATTCAGAATGGGTTCAACAATCGAACGGAAGTCCGTACTGCGCATTGGGGCGGCCATATCTTAGACTCCCTTTAATTAAGCAATTGCGGTGAATGCACCGAACAACTGCGAGTTAGCAACAACGACGCGCACGATTGTGTACGCATCACCCCAAGCATTGTCCACGTATGGAGCCAAGTCAACAACGCGCATCTGGCCTTGTGTACCGTTACCAGCAGCAGTCGAAGCACCAAGAGTTGCTTGTGACAGACCTGTAGTAGTGGAACCAGCGGCGATGTTGCTGAAGTTGTACTCGTTACCAATGGTAGTTTGAGCCATAGTAGCGTCAGCTTGGATTTCATAAACGATGTTGGCATCGTTGTAGAAGTAAGCAACGCAAGTGCCGGCGGTGTAAGCAGTGCTTGCAGGCCAGTAGTTGGAAATACGAGCGCGACCAGTAGTGTCAGTCCACTGAACACCAGCAAAAGCACCGGCAAAAGCGCCAGTGTTTGCGGCGATACCAATGGTGCCGAGGGTGATACTGTTTGCGGTCGTGCCGTACTGAACGGGCTGACCCTTCAGAATGTTCGAGGCGTAGCCCGAAGTGATACCGTTAGCCAACGCTTGTGCGCGATCCAGACCAGAAGGGTGGAACGCGGGGCGCAGACCAAACGGAGCAGAGGTAGAACTCATAGAAACTCCTTGTTATCCCGAAAAAACGGGGTTGCGGTTTGGGTGCTGTTCAATAGAGCCAATACCTTCGCCTTCAACATTTACAAGCGACTTGCCATTGCTGTCACGCTGACCTTGCAGACTTTCCACTTGAACACGAATCTTGTCAGCTTCTTCACGAGGCTTCTCGTGATGCTGATAGAGCATGATCTCTTGGAAAATATCCATTGGCAGTTTGAACAGCAACATCTCGTTGCATGAAACATACCCAACATGCTCACCTGACTTCACGCGATAGTCTTCATAGCCGGGTAACTCTTCAGATTTAACTGGAACGTACCCAAGGCGAATCCGCTTATCGATGCTGTCATAGCTGTTGGTGGTTGAGAGCCAGCAAAGGTGCCACCCGTCCATTTCGGGCAGTTTTGGCAATGCTGATTGCGTCCACTCCTCACTCCACATCCTGCGACGTTCCTGTGTAGAAATGAACTTTTCTTCGGGGGCTTTGCGGCTTGCATCCTCACTTGCGCGATCATTGCGACCACCAGCACCCAGAGATTTTTTGAGACGAGAATCTGACATAATATTTTCCCCTTGGAATTAGTTGCGACGACCGTTTGCACGGTCAAATTCAATGAATTGCTGAACCATGCGTTTCTTACGCTCAGGGTTATCCCAAGCACCAACTTCTTTCATCGCTTTGACTCGGTCAGGCGATAAAACAAACTGGGTGCGATTGGAACCACCATAAGCGGCTGAAGCCTCACGTCCCGCACTTCCCACAACATTCCTCGGTCGTCTGACATTACGGTTCTCGTCGTCATTGGAATCATTGTAACGGTGAGGTAATTCTTTTTGCAAACGGCTATCCAGTTCGTCCCAATAATCAGGATCAAGTGGATCCCAGCCTTGCGTAGACATTACTTCATCGATTTTCTTTGCAATCCGACTGTCTTTGTCAGTTGCGTCCGGGTTGTACCAATTGTTCTTGCGCATCCATTGGGCGGCAAGGCGTTGGACTGCCGGGTCAGGCACATTTGCCTGTTGCTGTGGCTGGCGCAGGTCTCGGTCAGCATTTTGGCGCATTGCGGTCAGATTACGCTGTTCTTCCTGAGCCTGTTGCCACAAAGTCTGAGCCTCAACCATGGCTTGGCCGTCACCGTTCTGTGTGGCCTCTGCCAAACGCATCTTGGCGTACTCAAGGCGCACTTGGGCGTCCTCAATGCCTTTATCGATGCGTACCAAGTGCTCTGACTTGGTATTGCGCTCCAATTGGTTCAATCGCTGCTTGAATTGTTCATTCTCGCGTTGCAATTGGGTTAATCGGACGTCTTTTTCCTGATTTGTCTTGCGAATCAGGTCTTTTTTTGCCCTGCGACGGTTGCGTTTTGCAGCCCGTAGCTCATCATCATCATCAGGATGATCGGTATCTTCGTCATTGACGCTTCCACCCGCGGCTTTATCGTTGCTGGAGCCACTTTCGTCGCCCTCAATAACGTCACCCACCATGTTCTCAGGTAAATCTACCGTTGCGGAGCCATCTTGGCCCTCCGAAAACGACAAATCAACTGAATTGTCTTGAGTTTTTGCCATTTCGACCCCTTAAACGTAGGCTTTGAAAGAAAGTGGGTTGCTTGTCACTCGTGCGATCAGTTCGTGATCGTTCAAGGTCATAAACAACACCGGATCTTCGTTTTCGTCATCGGTTGGGCTTTTGATTTCCCAGCGATCACCGCCCCATTTAGGGACTCGAACGAAGTCGCCAACACTGGCCCAAGAGCCTTCAGGCCATGAAGCCATCGTGTCGCGGTTTTTGTACGCCAATGGGCCAACAGACACGACCTTACCGATCATGTTGTTCCACTTTTCATTCTCTTTGGTCTCTTCAACCAGAATAATGCGTCCAGTTTTCTTTTTGATTCGTCGCAGTTGAACGATTACTCGTCCACCAAACGGAACCATGCCCGGATTTACATCCGGAAAAGCCCACGCCAAGTCTTCTACCTCTGGCGTAGTTTCGTCACTTTCATACATGACGATCTTTAGTTTCTCACTCATCACTCTCTCCTTAAACATCATATTTCAGATGCATCGTTATGCACTTTTCAGCGCGGTCTCACCCCGGAGTGGGGCTATCAATCTCTGTTTTTTTCTTCGTCAAGCATACTGTCGATCATGTCCATGGCGTCTTGCAGCCCTTGGTGCGTCCCGACAATACGCTGATACGTCTCCCAGTTGGGAGCATTCCCCATCGCTAGGGATGCTTGCAACTCGCCTTGACGTAACTTGATCCGATGGATCAGGGCTTCAATCATTTCTTCTTTGCACCAGACAAACCGCCTGCTGGCTTTTTGCCTTCGCCGCCTTTAGGCTGCATGGCTTGACCGGTGAGCTTCTCGCCCATGGCCATTCGTTTATGTTGGGGCACGTTGATGCTCTTTTGTTCTTGATCAGATGTTGACATTTGGGACTCCTTGAGGGGGGATTGTAGGTGCTGCGGGTGCAGCGGGTGGTTGAGGCTGAGCCATATTCTGAATGGTCTCATGCGTCAATTTTGCATTTTCAATGGCAATTTTGGTTTCATTGTCCATCTGGTGCTTCTGCATATCGGCCTGCAATTTCGCTTGATTGAATTGCTGGTCGGCTTGATCTGCTTGCGTCTTGCGCTGTGTTTCTGCCATGTTGGTGTCTTTGACAACCTGTGCATCAGGCGGCAATGGCTGCGGCGTGCTCTTGCGCTGCTGGGCCATCTGCATGATCTGTTGCAAGGCTTGCTGGAACTGTCCAAACACTTCGTTGGTGTCAATCATGACGTGAGCACCAACGACCGTATAGACCTTGTCAATTGTTGGTGTAAGCCGCGGGTCTTCGTAGTTGTCCACAGGATGTCCCATCGACTTCTCCACATATCCATTCGAACGATTGAGATACCACAGCGTCATGTGCTGTTTCAAGTGCTCAATCAAATTGTTTAGGTAGTTTGGATCTGCAAATGGCGATTGGCCAAAGAATGGATTCAAAGCAAACTGCAAGTGATCTTGCATGTGAGCGATGTGATCCTGTTGCAGGTACGCATAGGAAGGCTGACCAATGAGCATGGCGGCATTTTCATCTGCCGATGTGCGCTGCTCAGGTGCTGGTGTGTCCTTGAGCAGTTCATTGATGTTGGGGATCTTCATCTGCTTGAGAACTCGGTTTAGCACACTTGAGATGTTGAACTCGTCGGGATGCTTTTCTGCAAGAGCCAGCACAGCTTGGCTTTGGGCCATACGCTGAGTCTCGGAGAAAATGTGCGGATCGCTGACCGGCACAACATCGGTGTTTTTGTTGAAGTCTTCACGAGTAATCTCCAGATCGGTGACAACTTCGCTCTTCTTCATCTCGTCAAAGTGCCAGCGATTCAGCCGGCACAAGACTTTAAGCACACGGGCTTGCGAGTCATGCAAACGAGCATGGATCGCAGAAAACACTGCAGCGCCTTGCTCGATCAATGCCTGAGTCGTGCCAACTGGTGTGTTGGAAGTAATATCAGCAATTTTCTCTTCGCTGGTGGTGACCACGCTCTTTGCAGCGTTGTCCAACCATCCCAGCAATTGGAATAATACATCGCTCGGTGGATTGAACGGCATTGGCATCGCAATTTGGCGAATGTCCTGCACGCCCGGTGCGCCTTCGATCTCTACAATCTGGGTCACATCGACCTGCTGAGACTGGCCACTGATCTTGGCACCCTTCAACTTCAGCATGGTTGCCGAGTTGTTGATGTGCGCAGTGTCCAGCAAAGCCCTCAGAGCGCCCGTCAAGGCCGCTGAAAGGCCACCGATAAGCTGTGGCAGCCCAATTGCATATGCGCCCCTCCACGGGATGAATTTGAACTCGACAACCCAATCGAGCTTGGTGCGTGTCTCGTCCTTCTCTTCCCAGTTGCGATACAGACCAACGACTTGATTGCTCATCTCGTCAATCATCAGGATGTACGGTGCGTACTCACCTTTTGTGTCTTTGTCGTCTTCCAGTTCCAAGAAGCAATAGATGTGGTAGACCTTGCGGATACCGTCCTTGTTGTCTTCGAACTGTTTGCCTTCAACTTTGTTGTTGGCCTGCTCAACCTTGTTCTGATCCAAGGTGCCAGTGTTTTTGCTGGTGGCCACATCACGGTACATACCGGTGCGGATACGGCGATCAAATTCAAACTCAGTTATCTCGTGAACTTCTGCGGCACGCTGTGCAGTGTAGAAGTTGGTCGCTGCAAATGGCAAGATCACACGGTCAATAGGCAAGAACTCCACCACGGGGCGCTTCTTTTGCTCGTCAAACCACAACTTGAAGTACTGTGAGCCGCCCAATGGCAACTGAGTCAGCAACTGCTCTTGCTCGTCACGGAACTCTTCAATCTGCTCAGTAATCTGCCAGTTCAGGAAGTCACGCTTGCGCTCAGCCTTCTCCGACTTCATCTCGTCCATCTTGCCAATGATCTTGGTCTTGACCGGGCCGTCTGGTGGATACAGTTCCTTGATCGCACGGGCTGCAAAGTCAACGCAGCCTTCAGCCATAGCAGGGTGGACTACCTTGGACGCGCCCATAAAGGTTGCGCCACCGGGAGCGTCGTTGCCCATGCCGGTGCGCTTGATGCCCTCTTCATACTGCTTGTCGCGCAGTGTTCGGGCTTCCTTGTCGGTCTCAAGCAGGTCGAGATATTGCATCGCCAATGAGCCCAATTCACTTGGGGCCATTGAATCGCACAGGTTGTCATAAAACTCTGGGTTGAACTCAGGGCCATCATCAACCTGAACGATGGCCGAGCCATCAGGTTGAATCTCTGAATTATCTTCTGGCATGTCGACGACAGCACTGCCGTCTTCTTGCTCTTCAATTGGGAATTCTTCAGCCATCATTTAGCCTTTTTCTTGGTCAATGCGAGTCGCATCGTATCTTGAGTGGGTGCAAGTTTAACGTCACCGCCCTTTTTGTACCCGCCATGCTTTTTATAAAAGTGTCCAAGAACATTCCAAAGATCGTTTGGATTCTCGATTTCACCACTTTTAACATCATTTTTAAATCGCTCAATGTTGCGCATCACTCGGTCATTAACTATTTGTGAGACATTGCCTTTGCGTGTTTGCAATGCGCCAATGACCATTGATCTAATGGCTGAAGCTCCAGCATTTGGATACTTTGCTTGCAGTTCTTTGCTTATTCGGTCAAAAGTATCTGCCATATACAACTCAGCCGGGGCTTGTTCACCCTTGCCAGAGTATTCGCCATATCCAGTTGCGTTGTATACAGAGTGTCGTTTTGGGCCAATATCTGCATGCGGAATGTTGGCAAGAAACGTATTGCCGGCATATCCAGCGGGTGCTGCGTGTATATGAGGATCAGTCACAGCGGCAAGCAAGTCTTCCAAGTTGTAATCAAGCAATTTTTGATTTGTTTTTGAGGCAAGTTCGGAAGAAACGGCTTTGCGTAATGCGCCAGACTCCATCAATTGCTTCATTGAATCTGGATGATTTAATGGCAACAAATTGCCAAATGGCGTTTTCTTTTGAATTTTTTTACTGCGAACACGATTTGCAATATTTTCAAGTTGATCTGGGTTTACACCGCGCTGCTTTAAAAAATCCAATTGAACATGAAGTGGCATGCTGGTAAACAATGGCGCAAATTTGTCCATGTTTGCAATGATGTCGTAAGTGTGCCCACGACCGCCTTGCTTAATATTTTCCTTATGCGCTGAATTTGCTCTGCCCTGAATTTTCTTTTGAATTTCTTGGCCTGATGCAGAAACAATGCCTTCTTTGTTTAAATTTATGTCACGAGCAAAACCTTGACCTCCACCAGTAATCAATGGGTCAGTCAAATTATGGCCAGATACATTTGAAACTTCAACATTACGGCTGGTTGAATCCCATGGGCGAAGCTGAATGCTGGCTCTGTCATTGTACAACTGATCCAAGTCGACCGGATGCTCAGGATGTAATCCGGGCAATTGCTTGTTTACAAATCGAGTACCAATCTCTGGGTGAGGATTGATGTCGGTGTGATGCACGTATCCTTTGGATGCATATCCTTGAACACCACCACCGGTTGCCATTCCTGTAGGTGCAGGCTGAGTCGGTGCTCCGGGTGGGCCACTTGGGATTCCGGGTGGGCCGGGTGGGCCTTGAGGTGCCAACGCCTGCATCGTCTGACCTTGTGGCGTCATTGACAGCATGTTACCCATTGGAGGTGTTGGGCCTTGTGGGCCGCTTTGTAGACCGCCTTGAGGAAGTAACCCACTTTGAGGAGTTAGCCCTCCTTGTGGTGGTTGAGCGCCTTGTGGGGGCTGTCCGGGCTGTTGTGGTGCCATCAACTGCTGACCGGGCTGCTGCTGATCTTGATCCACTCCACCAATTGGCATTCCGTCTTGATTGAATGAGTTCCCAACAGTTGGGTCGTCGTTTTCATTTTGCGATGCTGGAAAATAAATCTTGGGCAACATATTTGGCGCTTCATTCACGCCAATGTTTTGTGCTTCAATAGAGTTGCGTTGCTGTAACGCCATGCGCATTTGAGCGATGTTTGGTTGCACGTTGCCTCCTTCGGCTTTGTGGATGATACCGCCCTGCTTGTACATGGGTTGGCCTTGCAGGATCTGCTGGCGCATTGGCTCAGTGATTGGGAAGTGGTGGAGATGTGCAACTTTTGACTCACCAGATCTGATCATGCCAAGACCAGCATTGTCTGGAATCATTTTTTCACCAGATTCAATTGGCATCTTGCCAACTTTTACACCATGGGGTTTACCCAGCTTATTCAGGTAGTCAGGCACGATCTTGTCGTAGAAACCCTTCATGCCTTCGCCGCCGACACTAATGTCCGATTGGCCCATTTCTCCGCTTTTTCCTGAAACAATCTGTTTTGTTAAATCGTTGCCCAAAACTTCTGATAAATCTTTTCCGTCAAATGGTGTTCTGTTTATGCCCTCTTGCGGAACAATTTTTCCAGAAGAATCAACAATCAATTCGTGGTTTTGACCATCAGACAGTTTGACAGAAACAACTTTGTTGCCAGAATTTCCCGTAAACCAGTCAATGTTGTCAACATAATTTGACAAGCTGTAACGGTCTGCTTGTTCTTGGCCGGGAGTGATCACCACACCATGGTAGCCATGCTTGGCTGCATGGTGCAGGGCGTGCTTGATGGCCAACTCATGCCAGTTCTTCTTGAATGGTGCGTCGGGTACTCTTTGGCCTCGATTTAAATTTTCAAGGGCATTTTTCTTTGCGCCCTCAGAAGATACGCCGGTTGCCATCAATTTGCCGTTTTCATCCAACACATGGTGATCCGTAAATCCTCGTGAGTTGATGTTTTCTCTAATTTGGTAGCCTTCTGGCAACTCTTGCAAGTTCTGGTGATACCCTTTTTTGCGCCCAGCCTGATGCCAGTCCGATTGGATCTCCTCAAGGTGCAGCAGCTTCTCGTTGTTCGGGCCAGTGCGGTCACTCATCCTCATATGAGCAAGGATGTTGGGGTGACCTTCAAAGTGGCCTGATTGGTACTGCTCACCCATGCCGGCCTTGCGCTTCATCAGATCAGCCAGTTCCTTGGCCTCACCGGTCGCCATGCCCCAATGAGATGGCTGTGGTGACCGGCGCTTGTCGGCCTCCAACTCCATGATGCGGTGTTCGTCATGCTCGGCAAAGTGTGGCGTCTGCAACAGGACTTCACGGTAGTTCTTGCCACCGGGCATCTGGTACGTGCTGTATTTGCTGGAGTTTGCCTTAATCCAGTTGTCCACCTTTTCACGGGCCTTGCGGTCATCGTAGATCTCGTCATAGCTCTGGCCAAATAAATGCTGCGCAGCAGAGTCCAAGGCCTCTTCCTCATCACCAAAGTCATGCAAGACTTTCTCGCTCACACTGGGCATCGGTGACTTCTGCAGATGCTGCAGCATCTCAGCTTTGGTCAGCTTCTGGTCAGGTAACTGCAGATTGCGGTCGGACACCTCTTCTTTGCGGAAGCCCGGTTGCTTCGACGCCTCGGTCATGAACTCTGCTGCCGTGCCCTTGGGGCGCTTCAAGCCTGACACAGCTTTCTCAAGCGGTGAGTACATGCCGTGCTTGGTCAGCGCCAGCTTCATCACGTCCATGCTTGGAGGTTGTCCACCTTCAGCCATGTGAATGGGGCCACCTTGCGCAGCCAGTAAGTCAGACTCATTTCCTCTGTCAGGATGAAAAGCTGCAAACTTGCTGCGGATTTGATGCGGATGAAACACCACCCCAACATCAACCATTTTATCTACACCACCAGAACCACCGGGATCATATGTGTTCTTCAAGATCAATGCATCATGACCTTTGCGCTTGGCCTCATCCATCAAATCAGAGTAAGTCTGATCTCGATATGATTTTCCTTGAAAGTCGTGATACATCGGATTTTTGTATTTCAATGCCACTGGCAATATGTTTGCACCAGATTCCACATCGGCAGCTTTGCGCTCATTGTGAACAGACCTGTATTTTTTTATGGCATCAATTGCTTCTTTGGCATGTTTATGCCCAGTAGTAGAAGATATGTGGCCAATCAAATTTTGGTACATCTTGTCATCGTACAGCGGAGATGTATACCAACCATATGGCATCAATTCTTTGTGCAGCTTGTCATGAGCCTCATATTCTCCTTGAGACATCTTTTTGAACTTGTCAGCATTTTGAGCGCCATACCAAGCATTGTTGATCTTCTCAAGCATTTCATCTCTGGCATCACCATGCTTTGCCACCAACCCTTGGCGGTACTGCATTTCATTGCTGACTGAATCTTCAGCTTCGGCCATGTACTTTTCGTAATCATCCCATTTACCAGACTTCTCAGCGGCTTTGGCTTTTCGCATGGCTTCTTTGTACTCTCTTGAGCCGCCTGTGCCAGCATAGCTTCCTGCTGTTTGCGCTCCATGACCAGCCATTGTTGGGTTTTCTGGAATTGGTTTTCCGAGTTTGGTCAACATCTCTACGCTCTGTGGGTCATGTTCAACCATATGCGCAGGCGGTGTACTTGGATCACGGGCAAAGAAATAGCCCTTCTTGGCACTTGCGGCACCGGTCGATTCTCCAAGCAAGTCTGGTCTGAATGACTTGATGTCACCGGTTGAACCGTGATACCAGCCATGCTCCCACCCTTGCTGTAAAGATCGGGTATATGGGTTACTGTGTTGTCCAGCTTTTTCCGCGGCTTCGTTTGCCATTTGCAAATTGATGGCTGGGCTAATTTCACTTCCACCTTTGGCCATGCCCTGTTTGGCCTGGAACTCTTTCATGCTGGGCATGTCTTTGGTGTACTGACCGGCTGTAGCGGCCTTGTACTGCTTCTCCTTGTCAGCACGCATCATGGCCTCAGCCTTGAGTTGCTGCAGCCGTTTCTTTGCGTCTTCTGGTGTCATGGAGTGCCCTCAGTGAATGCCCAATTATGCCTTCGGTCGCCGCCTTGGGCAATCAGGGCACGTACCATATGTCTGACACACGCCCAGTGCGTCACACGTCCTCTTGCCTGCGCTTTTGAACCCACTCCCTGAGTGCAATGATGGCTTGCTGCTCGTTGACCTCACATAGCGGTCTTGCAATGATCTCAAAGCGGTTCTCACATATCGTTGTAAGGACTCCAGCACTGTGCGTGACCTTGCGATAATTCGCTCCAGTCTGGATTTCAATGTAGTCATCATTCATCAGAACTCCTGTAAGTTTGGTGAAAGGTGTAATCGGATTACACCCTGCTGTTATGCGCCGTAGGGATTGACTCTACTGCGCTGGTTGAAGATCTCGGCGTCCGTTATGTCTTCTTCATCGATGTCGTCCCTTGCCGCGGCGTCAATGCTGATCCACCCAGCGTCTCTCAAGTATCGCAGCCCTTGTGAGATGCAGTCAACAAATTCATCATGCACCGTCTCAGGGAAGCTGCAGATCTGGCTCACCATGCCTTCAGCCCAGTCTCTGACGTAGCCCTTCCTGTTGCTGCTCTCAGGCACCCAGACTCGTCCAGCCTTGATGATGTTGGCCACAATGCTCAGGCGTTGGATCTTGTCAGCCCGTCCGGGGTTGTACGCATGCACCGGCAGGTGGGCACGCTGCAAGTCTTGGATCAATGAGATGCCGGCGCTCTTGTCCTCCACCAGCAGGAGATCGACACGCTTCTTCTCCTTGCCCTCTCCGTAGACCACTTCGAACTCATCGATCACCTTGGGTCTAAGGTCAGGGTACTGTAGGTGTTCCTGCCAGCAGTCCAGCACCATGACGCACATGCCGCCGTCCAATGGCTTGAACACGCCCAGAGTTATGCTGCCGGTCGGATCATTCACCGTCTTGTCGCTGGTTGCGCAGTCATACGACTGGATGATGTACTCAAACCGTGGGAACTTCTTGCCGTTTGGCCACAAGCGGAACCAATCCCTTTTGACGATTCCGCCCTCCTCTGGGTCGATGATCTCCGCATGGATCTCCTGCCGGCCAAGGTTGGTTCCTTCATAGCTCAGGATCTGCTTTTGGAACGATGGTGCAAGGTTCTTGATGTTGCTGTACGTGCTGGCGCGTGTAATCGCTACGTCGTCACCCTCACGCTCGATCAACTCCATGATCACATCTTTGGGCTTGGGCGTGGTCGAGCAGATCAGCTTTGTCCTCTGACCAAGTCGGATGCCAAACTGAATCATGTCCCACGACTCGCGCAGGTACTCCCAGGCTGCAAGTTCATCTAACCTCTACCAGCCCCCATGAAATTGGGGGCCTCGAAACCTTTCTGGTTCCGACGCGGGAATACCTTTAATGAATGATCCGTTAATCAAATGAATTTCGTGCAGACTGCTGTTGTACTTCTCGATCAGGACGGATGGGATCACCTTGATCAGCCCTGAGTCGCCCTCGAAGCATGTTCCCTTCAAGTCACCACTAGTGGGCGCGGAGACCAGCCATCGGGTGCCAGGTTGCTCCCATGCCCAGTACGCCAGAGTCTCAGCCGCGGCTCGGGTCTTGCCTGCTCCCCTGCCGGCAAGCATCAGCCAGATGTTCCACCACTCTCCTGCCGGCTCGATCTGGTGCTTGTGCGCCTGTAGGTTGAGCCAGCCTAATTGCCAGTTGGTCACCGCCTGCTCGATGGGACTCAGCTTTGCGAACTCGGCCTGAAGGAGTTCCTCATCCTCTAGCAGTGCAAAGGCTGCGCTCACTCACCCGCCTGTCGCTTGAGCTTAATGTTCTTGAGCAGTTCACCAAAGATATTGTGGTTGTGCTCGATCACCAATGGCTGATTGTCGTCACCACTGATCTGGATTGAACTCAGGTCTGGTAACGACTTATTCAGCAATATCTGTATTGCTTTCATTCTACTATTGGAGATTTCCACATCAGAATCACTAAGTGCATGATTTTCAAGCACTTTTATCAATTGACCAACTTGGATTTTCTTGCGCACATCATCCTGATGTAACTTACCCATTGGTCGTCCTACTGATCTCTTTACTGGCTCGGTCATTATTTCAGTCCTTTCACGCATATCTCAGCGCATTGAGAGCGAAGTTTACATCCTCAACCTAAATATTGAAAGAGTCCTGCGTTCTTGCGTCTCCATTTAAGGGTGTATATCCTTCCTCTGATTCCTTTGCGGCGCTTGAGGACTTTGTGCGGGTACAGGACTTTTCTTGCGGTCTTGTATTGGCCAAAAGGGATGATCAACACTTTGGGACGTATTCGGATAACTTTTCCTTCGCTCGTCACCATATGAGCCATGTCCAAAAGAATGGCCTCAAGACTGGCTTGAGTCAGTTCAGTCATGGCTGCGCCTTCCCATCTGCAAATCCTTTGTCGTACTCTTCTTGCAGGCGTTTAGCCCATATTTTTGCCAACCAATCAATGAAGATGATGGCGCTCAACTCAGCATTTCCTTCAAAGGTAAGGCTGGGGCCATTGAAGTTTATGGCTCCCACCTGTTCATTGTCGGCGTTGCTGAACTTGATGTTGTAGCTGGGGGTGATGTCTCGCAGTACGTATGTGGTCATGTCATCAGGAATTTTGTATTGGGTTTTGTTACTCATAGCTCATCCCCTGTATCTTGTTTGCGGCGAACTTCTTGTACACCTTCAACTCGGCGATCTCTATCTTCATCGATGCGATCTGATTGGCTTGGTGCTTCATGGTGCTGCTTGCGCGGTCAATCCAGTCCTTGACCTCTTGAGGCATGTCGAACTTTTGTTCTTGCACCAAGACTCGTGTTGGAGCCTTTTTGACTGGTGCGGACTTAACCGGTGCTTTGACCACTGTTTTCTTTGCGGGTGTTTTAGCTGTTGCCATGTTTTGCTTTCGAGTATGCGTTTACTTGCTTGATTGTGATTGATACAGGACTCGTGGGAACCTTGTATCTTCCAGTGAACCGAAGGTCTTTTGCAAAGATGCTGGGCTGTTTGCATTGCGCCCAAAGGAACGGGGTTATTGGGTCTCCAAATTCGTCGCGTTTAATCATGTGTTCTTCTCCTTTAATTTGGCAATCTGGTCATCCCATCGGAGGCCGTTCATGTGCCCCCAACTTTCTAACTTGTCTGCCAAAAATTTCTCATTGCCTTTGAACAAACGTGTGTTCATTGCCATGCTTGCAATAACCTCCATGTCAACTGCGTGCTTGCGCACTTCTTCAGCATGTCGTACTACACCACCAACTGCCGAACTGATAATGGCGTGCATCATTACGGGGTCTTTAGCGCGGTGTGCTACCTCAGATAAAAACTTAATATCTTCAGTGTTCATGTGTTCTTCTCCTTGAGTTTGGCTTCGATGGCTCGTTCGTACTCCCAGCCGTTCACCGTGTCCCAATCAGCTTGGTTGTAAACCTCTGACAACTCCTCATCCGTAAGCCCTACCCATGTACTCTGTGGCGGGGGCGTTTCAAGTAACCAGTTATCAAAAGGAATCCAATCGTCTTTTGTCATGTGTTTTGTCATGTGTTTTTCTCCTTTGATTTATTTACCCAGCAAATCCAGTGATAAACAGTCCCTTCATCATTCCAATACCTGTCCCCAACTGCAAATAACCCAAAGCATCGTGGGCATTGATGCGGCTTGAATAAATCGTTCATCTGTCTTCTCCATCAAAGTTTTCAATGTGTTCTTGCAGTTCAACAATGCGGGCTGTTTGGCGCTCCAGCAGTGCGTCTTGGTCAGCCACAATTTTCTTGTATCCAAGCAACTCACCCTCAAGCTCATGGATGCGGTGCTTCAAAGCCCGTATGTCGCCTTCAGGGGCTACGGTTGCACAATCCCATGCGGCTTGGCGCATGACGTTCATCAAATCGCCATCTTTAATTCTTTGTTCACGCATTGCGCTTTCAATTGGGCCAACAGTCTGCTTGTGCTTCAACGATGTAAGGTCGTTAA